GCAGGCGTTCAAAAGGTTCGTCGAGACAAACTACTCGCATCCGACAAACAGGAGCGTGTTCGCACCGACAATCATATCATGTCCGTATCCTCCGTACAAGCGCGCGAGAGGCAGTGCGACCGAGCGAAAGAAATAAATACTATCAAATGTATATGTATGTATGGCGAGAGATATGCAGAGCTCTCGCTTGGATAGAGGTGAGATAAAATGACAGCAAGGATCGTTGTTGAGAAGGTGTTGAATAGGGGAGAGAGGAGATATAAGATCGTGAAGTTTGAGGGAGTGATGTCTATATATCAGCTCCCGAAGATATATGTGGAATCTGAGAATGAAGAGTCGATCAATGTTGGTCAGACTCCATCGGTCTATGGGTACCTCGGGAATACGATCTATTTGAGGATCCCTGAGGGAGAGACGCGGTTCAGTGTTGAACCCGTTTCTGTGAGGTGATAAATATGTCTTCTGTTGTGAAAGATGCCTTCAAGGCGTGGGTCGACGAGTTTTCCTCCGCCGGACTCTCCATAGAGTCCGAGACCGACGAAGAGATCACCGCACGCGGACCGAACGGAACCGTCTCTCTGAAATTCGATGGTTCCACGTGGCGAGTTGAAAGCGACAATCCTCAGTACGCGAAGGCTGCAGAAAAATACTATCAAATGTATATGTATGTATGGCGAGAGATATGCAGAGCTCTCGCTTGGATAGAGGTGAGATGAAATGAAGGCAAAAATAGTAGTTGAGAAGGTATTGGCTCGAGGAGAGAAGCGCTATAAGATATCTAAGTTTGATGGCATTGCTAATATAGCGCATCTTCCGAATAGGTATGTTGATTCGGAGAACGCGTATTCGCTCAGCGTTGTGCAGACCCCTGCAGTGTATTGCCATCTGGATCATTCGATATTCTTGCGCGTCCCTGATGGCGAGACTAGGTTTAGGATTGCAAAAAAGATACTTGAGGTGGTCGCGTGATCACAAAAGAGGAGATTGATGCTGCCTACGACGCGCTCGAAGCCGCATTCAGAGCGCTCGCTGAGGCGGAGGATAGATATTCTGAGATAGAAAACGAGCTCGCCAGCGTCCGGTCCGGCTCGCCTCGAGCTCTCCGGCTCGAGTCAGAACTACAAGCAGCCGCAAAAGCGAGGACAGAGGCAGCGCGCGCGTGGCGGCTCGCTGGCATGCGAGTAGACCGGCTCAATGCGCATTTGGCGTTACTACGCTAGTTTTTTTTTCACACTTTTTGTATGAATGCCAGAGCGTAGAATGGCGGTCTGTTTTCCTGCGCGTTGAATGTCAATATTCCTGGGTGCGTGTGACCTTGACCGCCGCCAGTGGATCCTGTTGTCCTGCTTGCAGTGTCCCACTGCGGCGTTGAGCATGATTACCTTCAAATGTAGTTCCGCCTCCAGAGTATGCGGAATTGTAATAATCGTACCACGTATGAGTATGAGCAGGTATTTCGTTGATTGTCAACGCGTGGCTTGCAATCGTTGCGGTTCCTGTAGGCGTGACAGAATTGGATCCGCCTGTGGTTGGTGATCCTGACCCCAATCCAAGCACGAATCTATCGCGCAGGTCCACCGTACCGTTGCTACCGTTGCAAAGCGCCCATCCAGATGGTATCGAGTTTATCGAGCCGGACCACATTATGATCAATCCTGTCGGCACTCCAGCTCCTACGAAGTCAGACGCATGCTTGTTCCCGCTTGTATGATACAGCAGATCCGCATCCATGCCGGACCCATGTCCGTCGTTTCCGCTGTGCCAGAAGGTTGAGTTCATTGTTGTCGTTGTGTAGTAGCGGTCGTCATGTGTGTGAGTGTCAAACACAGATTTTGCTTCATCAAATTGTGTCTCGGCGTTGTTCAGGTTTGCTGTAGTAAACTGTGTGTTAGCACTCCATTGCGTTTTTGTATACGCCATGTGCTACGCCACCTTCATGATATAATATAGTGCGTAATATGGAGGAATGTTCGACACTGCATTAAACGAGATCGATCCGTTATGCGAGTGACCGGCACCGCTGCCAGTATTTGCCGTCACTCCTGTTGTTCGGTTCTGTATTGTTGTCGATGCTTTGCTTGTAGACCAAACACAATACCTAGACACTGTGTGTCCGACGTATTGATCTGAATAACTGTGAGTATGTGCAGGTATCTCATCTACCGTCAAAGAGTGACTTGCTGCAGACAGAGAAGCCGACGATGTCACCGTAGATGATCCTCCTGTCGCGCCGACAGATAGCGATCCTCCAGCGCCGATAACGAATCGATCGCGCAGATCTGGAGTGCCGCTCGACCCATTGCATATCGCCCAACCCTGCGGTACATTAGCATCTGTACCTGACCAAATCATGATTGCGCCTATTGGCAATGCGGAACTTGCAACATCTGAAAAATGCATTCCATCGAGCAAATCTGCATCTGCGCCGCTTCCAGACCCCATGTGACCTGTGTGGAAGAATTTGGCATCGGATTCAGATTTTGGGTAGTATCTTGTGTTGTGGTTGTGGTTGTCGATCAAATACTTCATTTCGTCGTACTGTGTCTCCAGGTGGTTCATGGCCGCGGCTGTGATCGGTGTCGTGGTGGTCCAGTCAGTTTTAGTGTATGATCCTGTTGGCATATTATCACAACTTCATTATATATGCTAGATAATAATAAGCTGGTCGGTTGTTGTAGCTGTTGCATGAGACACTCACGGTGTGGTTGTGGCCCTGCCCGCCTCCGGTCGAACCTGTTGTCTCGGAGTGCCCTGTCGGTGTGCCAGATGCGCCTGGTTCTCCAGACGATGCACCAGTAGTGGCATTGTTGTAGTAGTCTGTAGGTATTGTGTGGCTGTGCGCCGGCAGCTGGTCTACGGTCAGAGTTGTGCTCGCGATCGATGCGCTCGCTACGCTTGGTGTTCGTGTCGCGTACCCTCCTATCGCGCCTCTAGGCGCGAACGTCGGTCCAACCATTACTACGAACCTGTCACGCAGATCTGGAGTACCGTTGTTTCCGTCACAAAGCACCCAACCAGGCGGTATAGATTCGACAGACCCGGACCATATAGCGATGGCTCCTGATGGAGCAGATGCTGCCAAGATCTGCGATGCAGTGTACCCATCTAGCGTCTCGGCCACGAAACCTGATCCAGATCCGTCGTTCGATGAATTGAAATATTTTGAATCGCATTCTGTCTTCGTGTAGTAGTTTCCATCGTGTGTGTGAGCATTCAGGTACGCGATCGCTTCATCATATTGCGTCTCCATGTGGTTCAGCGCGTTTACTTTCTGATCTGTGCTCATTCCCGCTTCGGACCATACCGTTTTTGTGTATGCCACTGTTCACCACCCTTTGACGTCGTAGAAGTTGATCTGCAACGATTGCAACGCATTCTTTGTCATCTGGAAACTGAATTTCTCCATCTCGATTCCAGATCCAGTGGTCTGCGAGCAGCTGTTGCCACCCCACAGTCCTACATGGCTGATCGGCACACCGTTGGCTTCGTTCGCTTGAATGATACAGATGCTGTCGATCTCTGTTGCAGATTGTGTTTGTGAGGTGATTGGTTTGCGGAAGAATTCAACACCATTTGAATACAATACTATGTATTTTAGTCGATCTTCGTCAGCCAGACATGGAAAATCAACAGATGCTGGTGTCGAACCGTCTCCAGGACATATCGATATGAACGGATTTGGATGATGGCTGCTTAGCCATGTCTTCGAAAACTCCTCGAGACCCTGAACTGTTCCTGTGTCAGACACTGTCTCGTCGTTCTTGCGCCTTGCTGCTTCCGCGAGCCTGCAGAAAATCTCCTCCCACGATCTGTCTGCTGGACCAGTCACAGCCTCAACCGAGTACACCGCCTGAACGTACGGTGCAGTAGCCTCAGATTTGCCTCCCTCTCTGAACTGGACTGTGATCCTTGTGATCAGGCAATCATCATCAATTCCGTGCACCGGCAGATGGATGTGTTGCAGCACTCCTGCAGCAAGTCCATGACGAAGCGTCGAGTACTCGATCTTTGCACCGACAACCGCGTAGTTCAGCAGCTTGCTTCTAGCTGCCTCTATCGCCGCGTCGTGATCTACAAGCGTTGGATCGTTGTCGAGTCTTTCGTATTTTCCGGATCCGAAGCCTTCGATCAATCTTCTGTTTGTGATCTCCGCATACTGTGAGACCTTCGCTATGAGCGTATACTGTCCGACGTAGACGACCTTGAGCGTGTCATCCGCTGTCAACACGTCACCAGATGGATCCTGCGTTATGGTCGCGTCGCCTTTTGCATAATACCAGTCGCAGTCCTTATCAGCGCCTTTCAGACCGACGACCTTTGGCACATCGTTGACGTATACCTGTGGTTCATCTGCGATCGGATATCCGACAGTGAACGACCGCTGCACAGAGTCTCCTTTGAAGTATTCTGTCATTGTATTTGTGAGCGCTGATCCGCCTGACACATACTGGATGTTACGATACTCAGGATTTCCGCGGCTCACTCTCAGAGATCCTTGGAGCACATCATCGTAGCTTGTTAGCGACCACTCCGCTGCGTATGCGGATCTGTCGACAAAATACAATTTTTTGTCATAATCGATGAACCAAATGAAACCACACAGCTCCGCGAGCTTGTCGAGCGCTTCTGAACATTTGGAGTATGGAAACAGCTGCCTCTCAAGTACCTCTCCTTCTTGGATCAGGCCTTCTGTGATACCATCTTCGCTAAGCACCGACATAATGTCGCGCACGATGTCGCCTGCTGTCGTAGATTCGTATGCGCCTACAAACAACCGGCGGTCTGCGATGCTGGTATAGTCCGCTGCCTGTATCATATGAACCAACGGATCTGATGCCGAACCAATCAATTCCTCTGTGACTTCTTCGATCAAACCACCGAAAAGTATGTTGGATTCGACGTCTCTGATGAGCACCTCCTGTCCTTTGTCGAAATGGTTGGTCGCGTTGAAATCGATGTATTCAAACGTCGCAGTTGACCTACCGTCTATTGTGTGCTCGATGCTGGCTGTGCCTAGCCTGATATGTGTGTCTGGATCGCATGCATCGTACCAAGTATGCTCAGCGATATCGGACCACGTATCTGTAGGATAGTCGTTCCACGTTTTGCCGGTCCATATGTATGTTCCACCGATTGTTACGAACATAGTTATTCACATATTTCCTCCCCACAATATTTGTATTCGTGCGACCTTCCCGTGCAATGATCCATTGTTGTATGGCACGAAATATCCGTATCGGCCGTCGGTGAATCCGCCAATGAATCCTTTCAGGTCCGGGTCGACCGACGCGAGATTCAGGACCGTCACACCACCTGTTGTGAAGTTCGTTAGGTCGACCCTCGCAACCTTACCAAAATAGGATCCGTTGTTGTACGGAACAAAA